TATTTCTTTAAAGGATGCAGGAGGATCTTACTCTTTTGCAAATGTTTTGATTGATGCAAATACAGGAACCGGATGTGTGGCAGAGGCTGTGATTGCGCCGAGAAAGGGTCATGGACATGATCCACATGAAGAATTAGGATCCGACAGTGTTATGTATGCTATTACTGTTGAAGGTAATGAGTCTAATACAATCACAGCAAATCTCCAGAATGGATTTAGAACTGTAGGTATTCTTTCTAATCCATCACCAGCTAACGTAGCCTTTACTGGAACAGTATCAACAACATCTGGTCAAAATATTATAACTGGTTCTGATACTAAGTTTAGTTCTGTGTTCAACAATCCTTCACTTAGCTCTGTTACAGGAGCTACTTTGAGTGCAGTAAATACTGCAATACTATCAAATACTGCTGCTTCTAACACTTCACAGGCTTCTACGATTGTTGAGTTGTTTAACGAATTCAACAAGCAAATTACCAACCAACAAGTTCTGACTGACAGTATTATTGTTGAAGGTCGTGATTTTGATGAAAATTACGAGGTTCTTAATGTTTCATCGAATACGATAATGTATGCAAGAAACCCATTTGCCGGAACACATGTCAATGTTCCTTTCAGAAAAGTATACAAAGCTAATACATTCAATAATGTGATTAGACTCACTGTTGATCAGTCTAGTCTTTTCAGTAACGGTGAAGTTATCACTTCTCTCGACAAAAAGTATTTTGGGACTCTTGTTAACAAGTCGGCCAACACTTTGGTTATTGCGGGGACAAAATTTCCATCTGGAATTACGATTAAGGGAAACGTATCAGAAGATACTGCAAATGTTGTCGTTTCTGAAGTCTCTAATTCCTACGTTGACGGTTTGTACGGTCACGTATTGTATATAAATAACATATTGAAAGTGTCCAAAACAGATACTAGCAATGTAGAATTCAAAATTGTAGTTAAGGTTTAAGATGTCAGATATCAATACAAATCTAAATACCGCTCCTTACTTTGACGATTATTTGGAAAACAAAAAGTTTTATAAGGTACTTTTTAAGCCTAGTACTGCTGTGCAAGCTAGAGAATTGTCACAGATTCAAACAATTTTGCAAAAGCAAATCAGCAGATTTGGATCACATGTCTTTAAGGATGGTTCTATTGTTGATGGCGTTAACCCAAAGGTAGTAAGACAAGCCCACGTAGTTAGACTTAAAAATGCTTACGTTAACAACAATGTTGTTGACTTGGATCAGATCTACAACTCTTCCAATAATCTTCTCTTAACATCTCAGTCAAGTGATGTAGAAGCAAAAATTATTTTTTACCGTGAAGGATCTCAAGCTGAAGCGCCAAACACAAAAAGACTTTATGTTGTTTACAATAATGTTGACGAATCGAACGCTAAAACATCTGTAGGTAACGTATCTGTTACCATTAACTCTAACACGGTAACGGGTACGGGGACATCATTCACCAATTATGCTGTTGGTGATTATATGACTCTGTTTGAAACACCTTTTAAAAGAAAAGTGTCGTTCCAAGCAAAAATTGTTAATATTGCTAATAATACATCTTTAACGCTTAACAGAAGAATTTCCTTTAGCAATAACTCAATTTCTTCTAACAATTTTACCATTCACAGCAACTTAACAACTTTTGGTGTTTTGGGAACAGAAGTTTCCCCTGAGATTTTAAATGTTGTTGAACGGACAGTTAGAAATTCACAATCAAATACTGTAAACACTTCTGTTACATCTAACACTTTCATTTTAGATTTTACTGTAGCCAACACACAAACACTGAACGTTTACGTTAACAGTGAACAGCAAAAAAATAGTGTCGATTATACAGCCAATACTACTGCTGTTGTATTGAAGTACAATCTTAACAATGACGATCAGATCAATATTGTTGAAGCATTAAACACTACTAAATTTTCTGGCCTACAGTGCTTTAAATCTGGAGGTATTTTGACTTCTCAGAGAGCAACAGTTGCCTCGAACGAAGATGGTGTTGTATATCATAAAGGTCAATTCTTAAACATTGATCCCGGATTCGTTGTAGTGTCTGATAATATTGAAGATGCAAATGATGCAATCGTTGCAATCGACTCCAATGAATCTATTGTAACCTATAAATCCGATACGTCTCTCCTTGATAATTCTGCAGGGTTCAACAACGAAGTTTCTCCGGGAGCAGATAGACTTAAGCTCGATCCTTTAATGGTTACAGCTAACACTTCAAACTTAATTAATCAGAACGCTGTTGCTGTCTTGATTAACTTCAACGAAGAAGGCAATGTTTTACAGGAAAATAGAGATCCACAGTACAATATTTTAGGTGATCAGTTAGCAAATAGAAAAAATGATACTTCTGGTAGTTTCACGGTAAAGAGATTTGTTACAGATACTGAAGCGGTAGGGTCCAACAACGAACTGGTTAATGTTATCGTTGAGCCGGGATATGGCTACGTTAATGGATATAAAGTTGAAACTCTTTCTCCTTTAAAAGATACTATTGTTAGAGGGACAAACACTCTTCAAAGAGAAGACTTTGAACTTTTCATTAATTACGGAAACTACATTCGTGTAAGAGAATTTAACGGAAACTTTGCTCCTTACGATAGAGTTACATTTATTCATAATGGAGCAAATCAAGGATATTTCCCAGCGTCCAATACTACATTTTTATCGAGTTTGACAGGATTTATTCCTTCTTCTGCTAACAATGTCGGTAAAGCCTATGTTAAGTCTGTTGAACTTGAGTCGGGTACTCCGGGTACTTTTGATGCTGTTTACAGAATTCATTTGTTTGGTCTGGAGCAGTCTGCTAACGATTCTATTTCTAACGCCAGAACTATTGTAACAAATGATACTGTAAAGGGCGGCGCTGACATAATTCTCAATTCAAGCAACAATACTGTGATTTCTAGTATTGAGAATATTCCGCTTGACACTTTTGGAGAAGAGGCGATCAGATCTTACACTGATTCGACAAACACATATGATAATAATTTTGTTGTTAGGAAGTTTGCTTCTGTTTCTGATACGCTAAACGCCAACGGCTTTTTAGTTATTGATGTTGACGATGAAACAGATTTGAGTGGTGACAATAACATCGGAACTTACAGTGCTTCTGAGGTTAACAACATTGTGTTAACAAATACAGGTAGTGAAATCTCTTGTGATTCGACTGGAACGTCTTCTTCGACTGGCAATGTTATTACACTTTCTGCTGGATTCAGTGCCAATATTCATGTGGGCGATTTTGTTAGAATTGGCTCTGACATTTCTATTGTTACTAAAATTAATAGCGCTACTGAGATTCAGACTAAAGACAGCATGAATTCGGCATCTGGGACTCTTGAAAAGGTAATCCCTGCGAACAAGACAATTGCAGTTGATCCAGCAATGGTAACTACAAGTCAGGCTGATAACACTATTAATGTTAAAATCCCTATTTTGAACAATTCAAACTTCACAGGGTCAACCAGTGTAAGAGCTACCTACGATTTTAATGGAAGAGACTATAAGCCTTTCAGTAAAAACATTAGAAAAAATCTTTATAGAAGAATTAACACAGCAAATAATTCGGCCAATAGTATTGGTCCTTGGGATCTTGGTGTAGTAGACGTACACAAAGTAACAGGTGTTTGGGTTTTACCCAATGAAAGTGGTGGAACTGCAAATAGCACATTTACCGATGATCAATTAACTGATTCTTTAAATAGAGTGAATGGTGGATTCTTTGAGTTTGATTCAGGTCAAAAAGATCATTTTTACGATTATGCAACGTTAAGCTTAACAAACAAAGGTCGTTACAAAAATTTTGTAACAGAAAATAATACAATCGTTGTTAGAATGGATGCCTTTACAGTCGATAATAATGACGGTGAGGGGTATTTCACGGTAGATTCATACCCAACAACTACGTCAACAACAGCAAACACGACTACTATTAAGTTTGAAGAAATTCCAACTTATATCTCAAGCACTGATAGAAAAATTCCTTTGAGAGACTTTGTTGACTACAGACCAAGATTTAACAATAAAGAAAACACTAATCTTCTTTCTGGTGTAGCAAATACATCTATTATTAATATCACAAACATTAAAGATAAAGATTCTGCTAAAGGCTCTGGTAATAGTAAAAACTCTTTACTTATTTTTAAGAACAATACCGAATTTGTTTCAGACTATAAGATTAACACTCGTAAAAGAGCAGATGTTTATATGACGGAAAGGGCAGAAGTTGCCGTTTCTGTATCAAATACCTTGAGTGGACCGCCACCAGAAGTAGATAATGCAATGAAAGTAGCAACAATAAATATTGCACCTTTCCCATCCTTAACAAGAGAAGAAGCTTCTCTTGCTAGAAATATCTACAGTTCCGGAAAGCTTAGAGACAGAAAAACTGAATTTAACACAATTCCATATAAGATTGATGTTAATCAGTTTAATATTAGAAGATACACCATGAAAGATATTGGCACTCTTGACCAAAGAATTACCAATCTTGAATACTACACTTCTTTGAATGCTCTTGAGAGTGATACTTTTAATAAACAGTTTAAAAATGATAATGGTATTGAGAGATTTAAAAATGGAATTTTTGTAGAACCTTTTTCATCTCATCAATTTGGCGACACTTTAGATAACGAGTATCGTGCTTGTATTGATCAGAGTAGAAGTCATCTAAGACCGTCTTTCAAAGAAATTCTTGTTAACAACTTTACACCTGAAATTGTTTCCGGCAACATTTCTGTGTTCGGCCCAAGAGTAATGTACAATTACACTGAAGTTGATTATATAAAGCAAGATAAGGCAACAAAAGTTAGACCTGCTGCTCCAGTAGAAATTAAATTTATTGGTGAAGTTACACTATTCCCAGAATATGATGCTGGAACTGATGAAACGAACATTGGTAGAATTATTATCAATCCTGATGAAGAACGTCCAGATGTTCAAGAGGGAACAGTTACCAATTGGGGTGCTTGGTCAACAACGGTTCAAAATACAGGCCGTAGAACGATCACTTTAAACACTAGAACCGGACAGGTAGTGACTACAAATGTAGTTGAAGGTGAAGAATCTCTTGGCGAAAGAATTACTAACGTAATAGCAACACCTTTCATTAGAGAGATGGCTATTGCATTTTCAGCCCGTGGATTAAGGCCACGGGAATTGCACTCCGTTTTCTTCAATGGCGTCAATGTTGATGAACACGTTGTTCCGGGAGGAAGACCTACACCGAGACCACTCCCAACCTTAGATCCTATCACAAGAGGAAGATTGGAGAGCGATCTTCCAATGGATGCAATTACTGGTCATATGAAATTTACAACAGTGCCAACTCCACCTAATGCAATTAGAAGCACACGTCTTGCAGATCCAGTTATTGCAACCTCGACTGATATTGCACCTTTTGTCCGTAGATTTTCCCCTAAAGGAACTCCCCTAATCACCTCAGATGATGGAACAGTTTCTGGCGTTTTCTTTGTGCCTAAGCAAACATTTTTGCAGGGAGACAGAGAATTTCTCATTGCTGACATTCAAGATCTAGAAACGGAAGCAGACGCTGTTCTTTCGTCTGCAAAGAAAATGTTCTACTCCAATAGAATAGGTGTTGAAAGAGCAGAAGCTGTTAGACGTACATTTGATGTTGAAGTAACTACAGAATTAATTAGTGAACAAACCCGAAGTGATGTTGGGCTTCCAAGAAGAGACCCGATAGCTCAAACATTCTATATTAGAGATGATCAAGGTGATGCAGATGGTGTTTTTGTGTCTTCTATTGATCTTTTCTTCAAAAGAAAATCTTCAAAAAATCCCATTAAACTGTATGTAACGACACAAAGAAACGGATATCCCGACTCAAGTAACATCTACACAGCAACAAATGTTACTTTAAATCCTGCCGACATAAATGTTTCAGACGATGCGTCTGTGCCTACAACATTTACCTTTAACTATCCAGTTTATCTACAAAAGGGTAGAGGATATGCATTTGTTGTTAAGCCGTTTGCTGGGGATCCAGATTATGATGTTTATTTCTCACAATTAGGTGGAACCGATATCACTACAGGTTCAGCTGTAAATTCTCAGCCTTACGGTGGCATAGCTTTCTTGGGTGCAAACGAGGACACATGGTCGGCTTTGCAGGATGAAGACATTAAATTTACTTTAAGAAGAGCCGTATTCTCAACAGGCTCTGCTAAAGTTAGAATGATTCCAAGAAACTTTGATAGAGGTGAGTTTGAGGATTTCACATTCGTAAACAACAAAACAACTATCGAAATTGGAGACTACGTGTTTGGTATGACAAGTGCCAGCGCAGATCCAGCTTTGACCGTTGCTAATGTGAATACAGCGATATTTGGCGTTGTATCTGGTATTGATAATATCAACAATGAAATTAGACTAGCTCCCACTACAGGAAACTTGACTGATTCGTCAACAAAGGTTTTCACTGAAACAAGACTTAATGGGACTACCTACAACACAGACAAATACAAAATTGCTGTTTATCGTCCTAGTGATAGTTTACTTGACTTAGAAACTTTAGATATTAGTAAGTTTGTTGGCACATCATTTATGTCTTTGATTGATCATGAATATAGTACGATTGTGACACAATTCACATCTGGTGTTTACAAAAACTCTTCTATCGATTTTGAACATGAATATAATATCTCGAACACGTCTAGTATTTCGTTCCCCGTTCCAAACGAAGATGAATACGAGTACACTGACAATCCTTTAGTTCTGAGATCTAGAACGAACGAAGTTCTTAAACTTGGATCTGCAACAGGAAACTCTTCGTTCTTAGTCAATATTGATATGACCAACAGAACAGATAAGACTTCTCCGTTTGTTGATATGAGAAGATCTTTGGTTTCTGCAGTTGGCAACTTGACAATTCCGCCTGATGATAGTGCAAATAATTTCATCGACGGAACTTCGGTAAGCACTCTTGAAAGTGCAAGTATCTACAGTGAGATCTTCCCCGGTCTTGGTGAGACTAACGTTAGATACATTTCAAGAATCATAACACTCGCTGATGGACAAGATGCTGAAGACATGAGAGTTTTGGTGTCGGCATTTAAGCCTCCTAGAGCTAAGATTTATCTCTTCGGTAGATTTATTAACCAGTACGACAATCTGGACAATGTTCTATACACTCCGTTAAAGAATTTAACCCCTGAACTTAATTCTGCTCGTAATGACAGAAGAGATGTTAAAGAATTTGAGTTTAGATTGTTTAATAGAGATGAAATTAATGCTACCGAGTGGGTTAAAGTGTTCAACGATGCAACAGGTTCTGATTATGCATTCAAATATACTAATAAGTACACGGCTAATAGTTTGATTGCAACAGACCCTATCACTGGAATTGCTGAATATGACAGAGGTGGAACAAACTATAAAACTTACAAGCAGTTCCAATTAAAAATTGTTACTTATGCATCTATTGATTCGCCTTTGGGCTTTGGAACTAAAAACTCTTCTAACCCTGCTCTTATCGAAAACGTAAGAGCCATAGCACTGCAGGTATAAAATGGAATTAAGTGGCGTAAAAAGAGATGAAAGATCTAATGCAATTGTAAATGTAGATAATTCATCTCTTGCTGCTTACAAGGCGGCAAGGTCTAGAGATAATAAAATAAATAGTTACATCCAAATGGTTGATGAACTTAATGAAGATGTAAAAGAGATTAAACACTTGCTAAAGGCGCTGGTAGATGGCAGTAAACGTATCTAATACAACGACAACTAACACATTTGAATTCTGGAGACTTAGAACTAATCAGATGGCAAACCTTTTCAGAGAGAAGGCTGTCACGACTAATTCTAACACAACTCCGGGAAGTGCTGCTATTAGTGGAACTTTTTCTGGCGGAAACTTAAAGGCAAATGGAACCACTCAATCTACAAGCATTACCACAGGATCTCTTCAAACAAGAGGTGGCTTAGGTGTTTCTAGAAACACTCATATTGGCGGCAAGTTGGTTGTCACTGGTGTAAGTAATACTGCTAACATTAATGTTACAGGAACAGTACTAGCAGATTATTTCTCTGGAAACGGAGCCAACATTACTTTTGTCGATGCTGAGACATTAGATGGGTTAAATTCAACTGACTTAGTTTCTAACAATTTTGCAATAGCTACATTTACAACTAACAATTATGCTCAGTCTGATACATTCAAAGCTGACATTGGTGTTGTATCTAACAACTATGTTCAGGGTAGATATACTTCTAACAGCTTTGTTAAAGATACGTTTACTACAAATAATTATGTTGAAGGTAGATTCACCTCTAACAACTATGTCCAGAATAGATACACTTCTAACAACTTTGTTTTGACTAGAATTGGTCTAAGAGCCACCAACACGTATGTTAAAGATACATTTACTTCAAATAATTATGTACAAAATAGATTTGCTTCAAACA